CTAACGTGGGCTCAGGGTTATCCTCTAAGTTTTTCAAATGTTTTCTGTGCATGCTTTTTACAATAGACTCTACTTCTTTATCGTCCATAGGAGGTTTATTTAATTGGTTCCACTCAAATACTTTTTTCCTGACTTCTTCAAATGAAAAACCTTTGTTAAACCATAACCCGCATAATCGAACCCCCGCATCATTTCGCCCAAGAGGCTTATACCCTTTTTTCTTTTTATCTAAATTTAATTCTTCGTGAGTTTTATCCCATGTTTTAGAAGTAACACCATTTATAATTTCTTCTATGGGACGACGCGGTTGCCCGTAAGGCCCAAAAAGTTTTTGTTTATGAGATTCCCACCCCTTAACGTAGTTTTCTAACGCCTCGTGTACTTCTTTACCATAAATAGTTTGAGGGGTATCTACAAAAGAATAATTTTTTAGTATCCGTACTTCTTGATACTTTTTAGGGCAGTTAATATATTCTTTGAGTGAAGAAAAACTCCACGTAAAATCTGCCACTATCTTCCTTGACCTCTGTATTTTTTAAAGCCTCTTCTAAAATGTTTATTCATTGTAGAAGTTTTAGCTACCCTTCCGCCTTGGCTTGTGCGTTTATGTACGGGCTCTCTTGGTCTTTCTACTTGTTTTAATCTTGCCATCAATCATCCTCAGTAAATAAAAAACAGGGGGTAGTTTCTCCTACGTATGCACCCATCATGTTGTAATAAAAATGCTCCATTGCATCTTCTTCAGTCATTCCATCTTCAGCCATAAGTTTTACTATTACTTTATGATAGCTATAACAAACTTTATTTTCATTATCTATACCTTTGACTACCCCTATAATGCAATCATCAAAGTCATCCATGGTTAACAGCCCTTCATACAAATCGTGCTCAATATCAATTGCCATGTTTAATCGTTCCGTTTTTCATATCTATCCCTCTTAATATAGTATCTTCTGGTAGTTGTATATATTCTGTAAGCATACATTTAGATGCTACGGCATCCGGTCGATGCAACATAATCCACAGGTGGGCGATGTCGCACGATTTAAAATTACCCTCGTATTTAAATTCATCTACTATTGGGTTAGTGCTAATAACTAATACAAATGCATATTCGATCATCACCAATATACCTCCAAGTCTCCATTACGTTTAACAATATGTCCTTGCAAAGTAATTCTGTACTCTCCGGGAATGTATTTTTTTATCCCCGCTATGCGGTGCACGTCTACTCCTGAGTGTAAAATTATGTTACCTTCAGTGTATGGTATGTAGCTTATCACACCTTTTTCATCTAGCCAATCCATCCCTGCACCTGACGTAGGTAATTGAATTGCAACAGTAAATGCGTTTGCGTCTTCATTTCCTAACCCCAATGTTTCGTGAGGATAATCCATGTGCCACTTTCCAGCAATTTCTAAAAATTTAGGGTCACTCGGAAAAATATGAAACCCGGGTATTGATAAATCATGGGCTAAAAAAGTAGGAGTATTTAATTCTTTTTCTAACCATTGATTGATTGTAAAATATAAATCCCCAAACTCTCCTAACAATATATCATTTTGCCATGCGGAATCCTTATAGTATGCGTCAGTTTTTCCATCAAGATAAGCGCATCTTCCTAAAGTATAAAAAGGAAAATCAGTAGATCTACTAATCCATATTTCTCTAAGTGCGAGAACTTTATTAGTTATCTCTTGAGTGTCAATATCTAGTTTAGCCTCAACAATTTCCATAATTTTCTGCAAAGTTTCCTTCACACGTTACGGGTAAATCTTTTGCCCATATCGGCGCTTTATTCATTTTATCCATAATAAAACCTAAAGCCTTATGACTTTCTTTTTGTGGCGCAACACATACTACGGCGTCATGTACAGTAAGTACAGGCCGGTATTGCCCATCTATTTCTAGCATTTGCTCTCCAATAACTATTCTTGCTAGTGCTTGCACTACGTTCTCAACCATAGCACCACCCCAAATACTTACGTCTCCACGTCTTGATTTATAAATGTATTGGCTTTTACCTTCAACCATTTCACGTCCAAGATCAGGATAATATATGTACATACCATTAGGTAAGCGTAATCCTTGAGGTGTTACTAAAATAGCTTTCCGCCCATCTAAGTAATATGCTGGTTTATCTTTAGGCCATGAAGCAATATCAGCCAACGCTCTATCACAATCACGCCATAGGTTTACTACCTCATGATTTATGTCTCGATATAAATTAACTAGCCGTTCGCACTCTTGATCACTCATAGTAACGCCAGCGTTTATTTTTAATACATTCTGTAGCTTACGCCACCCTGTACCATATCCTAATCCTAATATACAAGTTTTACCCACTGCTCGTTCAGTCTTATCAATGTTATCTTTGTTGTATACTTTAGAAGCAAACACGGAGTACACATCTTCACCTTTTCTAAACTGTTCAAGCACGTCGTGTTGTCCGGCCAACCAAACTAATACTCGCGCCTCTATCTGCGAAGAGTCAACGTTTATAATTACATGGTCATCGGGGGGAAGTATTGCATTCTTTAATGCCTTTTTATTTTTATCGCGTGAAGGTAAGTTTTGAAAGTTTACTTTGTCTGAGCCAGCCCAACGCCCAGTATGTGCGCCATAATACTTAAGCGGTATAGGAAGTAATCCTTTGTTGCGTTTAGCTATATCAATGAATCGTTCAATTCGAGATTCTTCAATAGTAGATTTAGTTCCTAACCGCACTGCACATAACTCTTGAATAAAAGTATTCTCATGCTCACATAGTTTTAAAAACCCTTCGTCACCTTTGGCAAGTGCGTAAGTCATTTTGTTAGTGCGTGGGCTTTCTTTAAGTGGTACAGTAACGCCAAACGATTCTAATAAATCTGCGAATTGATTATTACTAGCTAATACTTTACGCACCTCTTCAACTGAGTCTACGTTTAGTTTGCCCATAAGACTTTCAAGCAGTTCTTTCTTAGCCAACTGTACGTCGGCTAATCTTTTCTCAAGTAATCCGCTATCTAGTTTTAAGGTAGGGCTAATAAACATTTTTAATGTCATGTCTATTAATTTTAATTCTTCTATCGGAAATTTTTTAGATATTATTTTAAACAGATCATAAGTTAGTTTTACGTCGTTCTTACAGTATGCTCCGTATTGGCGTAATTGATATTCTTGAAAATCTTCTAGTCGTTTACCCTTGGCGTCTAGGACTTCAGTTCCTTTCTCTCCTAGTTTGTAACGTTCAGCCAGTGCTTTAAGTGATCCGCCGGCGTCTACTCCGTGTAATGCTCGAGCTATGCATAGCGTGTCAAGGTATCCTACGGGCTCAATCCCATACCGCCATTTTAATATAGCCCCATCAAACTGAGTGTTATGGCAAAGTAACATTGCGTTACTCCAATCAATCAAAGCGAAAGCATTTGATACCTGTTCTCCCGTGTGCCACTCGGTCTTACCATCATTAATTTTAATTGCTACACCAATGACTTGGAACTGAATGTCATGAATGTATTCTTCGGTTGTTAATCGATTAAGGCCATAGCCTGTATCATAAAATGTTTCAAAGTCAATCGTTATTAGATTCAAGTTTTTCCTTTCGTTTTTGTTTGCGACAATATCCCGCCATGTTATAAGTACCCATACTGGTATTAATAGCACACCACCACGCATTCTTGTCCCATATCTTTGCTGGATCTCCGCATTTTATGCACACTCTTTTAGTTTTATTATAGTTTGTTGGCATAAAGAGTATGCTCATCTCGGCATTCAGCGGAACACCATCTTCTTTTGTCTACTACAGGCTTACCACACCAAATACATTTGCCTGTATTGTTTTCTTCAACAGATATATCAACGCTCTTTAAAGTAGCGTCTAATTGCTTTTGAACTTCGTCATTAGCTATATCTATTTCATCTGCCACTATACCTTTCCTTTAGCCCAAGGGCTTGTGGCTCTTGCTTGTTGTATAGTTAGCTTTGGTGGCAATGTTATCTTACCCTCATTTTCGAGTCGTTCTAATACACTTACGCTTACCCCACTATAAGTAGCTAATCTACCTCTACTTGTACTAGGGTTTTTTGCTAAATATTTATGCGCTCTATCTAAAAATACTTGTTCTTGCTCATCTGTATAATGTTTTGCCATACTACCCTTTCATATTATTTAATCTTCACACGATCCGCCCACGCAATACTTAGAGTTAAGTATTTCATCAGCTAAATCTTCGCTCATTAATTTACGTTCAGTCTCATCTATTTGTTTCTCAATGTTTTCTACTTCACCACTCTTGAGTAATATGTCAATCTCATCAATAATATTCTCGGCATCTGTTACATGAGTGTCTCCAATGCTATGCTCATTAAGAAATTGTACATGGTCTTTTAATAAACTTTTAACTCGTCTAAACAAATCTTTGCTCATACTAATCCTCCTTTTCTATTTTACGTTTAGCATACCAAATCATTTTGCTTAAGTCTTGTTTAAGATTGCCTTTGTGTTTACATCTTAAAAGGTATTTACCACACTGCCATAACAATGGATCATCACCAAAAAATTCTTCTAGTATATCTATGGTCTCCCATTTGTATTTTGTATAGTGGGTTGGGTGGTTTACTAAGTCTTGTTCAGAACTCATTTGTTTTTCCCCTCACTTGTTATTGAATATTTGCTTACCTGTAACGTAGTACTCTAGCATGTCTATATTTGTCTCGTCAATTACTAACGCGATACCATTCTGAATACTTATCTCCCGTAAATGTTTTCGTTGTAAGGCCGTTGGTATATTACCATTAGCCTTACACTCGATCGCGACAAACTTACCCTTGTAACAGGCAATGATGTCAGGTACTCCACTACTCCCGTATCCACCTGTCGAGGCGTAAAAGTAATATGCACCAAGTTCCTTAAGCTTGGCACATACCTTTTGTTTTACTTTCTTTTCAGGAGTCATCATCTATCTCCACCTTAAGTTCTTTAAGTTCCTTTGTTTCTTTTAGCCATTCTTTAAAGTCTTTAAATGAAATCTCAGGGGTTACTTGCCCATGCCATATGAGTTCTAGTATGCCACTCATACCCCCAATGATTCCCAGTAGTTCATGTCGTTCAGCTTTCCAAATATCTTGGTCAGCCCCAAAGTAATCATAAATGTCTTGCTCTACATAATCGATCTTTTCTTTACTCATTTCTTTTTACCTCCCTCGTTATCTAAATTAATACAAAATACAGATGGCTCTACCTTAACAAACACGCTACTGTTCTGACTCAAGGACTCTAGTAGAAACCCTTTCTTTGCATGACAATGATATATTTTCTCATGTTGAAACACAGTAAAATACATATACGCAAACATCATACTTACCAGTACACCAATTAAAAAACTTACAATTAACCTAATCATTATCAATACCTCCCTCACTAATACTCCAAGTATAAATCCAATCAGCAATCCTAATAAATACCAATTACGTTTCTTACGTCTTACTTCAAAAGTTTCGTAGTTCATTACGCGTCCTCCTCAGCAGTTATCTCTACATCAATCGGTTCACCCCAACTCTTATGGTTCTGCACTTGATACTCTGCGTCATCTCGATCAACTGCCATAACAGTTACAGGTTCTAAGTGTTGCATTAACTCCCATGCAGTTATCTTCATTACCCGTCCTCCTTTTCAATTAGTGCGTCCACTTGTTCTTCAAGTCTTGCTTTGATTTCTTCGTGTGTCCAATTAGGACTATCGCCCTTGATTAAGTCACACAACTCTTCATACTTTTCTTTGTAAGTCATTACGCATTCTCCTTGTTAACTTCATAAACTGTTGCATTAATCTCTTCGGTTCTCAGGGCAGTAAGAATTCGATCGAACTCATCACCCCAAACTTGCTCACCATCTACTACTACTAAAAACATCTTGTCAGGTTTCTTCATAATGCCCCTCCATATTCATCATAAAGAGGCTCTTAACGTATAGCCTCATATATATGTTCGTATGCTCTATCAACCTCATCATCTGATAGCAGATAGTCTTGCTTGTACCCGTCATCATCTTCGTATATA